CGCTTGGCACACAAGGATATGTGCTCACGGCAGGGGCGGCTGGCCCAGTCTGGGGTGGAATATCAGGCGGAACATTCTGAGGAAAAAACATGGCACAAACGAACTACACACCGATCCAGATTTACTACTCGACCACGGCGGCGGCTGTACCTGTCAACACAAATTTGTTGAATGGCGAGTTGGCAATCAACATCAATGACGGCAAGCTGTACTACAAGGACAACAGCGGCACGGTGCAGGTCATCGCCACGAAGGGTGCTGGCACGATTGGTGGTTCGACCACTCAAGTCCAATACAACAATGCAGGCGCTTTGGCTGGCTCGGCCAATTTGACCTTCAATGGAACCACGCTAACCGCCAATACCCTGAACCTGACCAACGCCTTGGGCACGATCTATGGCGGCACTGGGCTGACCAGCTACACCACGGGGGACTTGCTGTACTCAAGCGCATCAAACACCCTTGCCAAGCTGGCAATCGGCACTGCCAATTACATCCTGACCGTCAACTCTGGCGGAACGAATGTCCAGTGGTCTGCCCCAAGCGCTATCAGCGTGAGCACGGCCACCAACTTGGCTGGTGGAGTTGCTGGGTCGGTTCCATACCAGTCTGGAGCCTCTACAACCACTTTCCTGGGCATTGGAGCCGCTGACAGGGTCATGACCTCATCTGGCACTGCACCCCAGTGGGTGACCGCTCTGACGGGCCTGACGGGCGTTTCAAGCTCTTCGATCACCAACACTGGCTTGACCTCTGGCCGGGTAGTCTACAGCGGCACTGGTGGTCTCCAAACCAACTCTGCCAACCTGACCTTTGATGGCACGACCCTGACCACCACGGGCGTGAGCAACACTGGCACTTCCACCATAGTCAAGCTGTTGACCGTGGGCAACACGAGCTTTAACGGAACCACCGTGTTTGCGGCGGCAACCCCTGCCAAGCTGTACATGGGAACTGGCACGGTCACTGACACCACTTCAGCAATTGGAGCCACCAATGCAGTGGGCGCTGTGGCATCTTTGGCTATCACCCCGATTGCCGCCACCAACACCAGCGTCACTTACACAGATGCCGCCACCTTGTACATTGCTGGCGCACCAAGCGCTGGCACGAACATCACGATCACCAACCCATATGCCTTGTACATCGCCGCAGGAAATGTGTATCTGGGCGGCGGCACAGCCAATGGCGTGGCCTACCTCAACGCAAACAAGGTGCTGACTACGGGTAGTGCGCTGACTTTTGACGGCACTGCGATTGCGTCAACTGGTTCCGGTACTCAGTCATTGACTGTTACATCTTCGGCTACTGCCGCATATTTACAGGCTACGGGCGCAGGAACTGTTAACACAAGACTTCAAAGCAATACAACAACTGGTCAAGTTGGCACATTATCTAACCACAATTTTCTTATTCAAACAAATTCGAACAATGTAGGCACATTTGATACTTCAGGTAATTTTGGGTTGGGTGTTACGCCTAGTGCTTGGGTTGGATACAAAGTATTGCAAGCTGGTATTGGTTCGTTTATTGGCGGCTCGTCTGGCGCTTATTTGTTGCAAGATAACGCTTACACAGATAACTCTGGTGCTGGCTGGAAATACATCAATAGCAGTTATGCCGCCGCTCAATATTATGCCGCATCTGGCGCTCATGTTTGGCGCACAGCCCCATCAGGCACAGCAGGTAACGCCATCACTTTCACGCAAGCAATGACCCTTGATGCAAGTGGTAACTTGGGATTGGGTGTTACTCCTGTGTCTTCATATGCGGGGTATAAAACTTATCAAATTGCTTCGCAAGGCGTGATTTCATCTGATGCCACTTCAAATAGTGAATTGGAAATCAACAACAACGCATACCGAGCGCCATCTACTGCAACGCTTACCTACATCAATTCATTTGCGGCGACTAAATACTCACAATATAGAGGAGAGCACCGTTGGTTTAACGCCCCATCTGGCACAGCAGGGGCTGGAATTTCCTTCACCCAAGCAATGACGCTTCAAGCCAGCGGTACGCTGTCAATTGGAAATACTATTGACTACGGCGGCATTATGCTGACACCACCCGCTGGGAGCTATAGCGAGGGTCTGATCATAAATCCTGCCTCTTCTGGGTATTCGGGCGTTTATTTGCGCCTTGAAGGCGCACAAGGCGCTAACTACACTGGCAATTGGGTGCTTGGTAAAAACTCATCCGTTTCGACCGGTGGTGAGGCGCTTAATATTGTTAAACAAGGTTTAACAACTGGTACAAATTTCCGTGTTGATGCCCCGATGACTTGGACTACGGGGGGCAATACGCTTGTTGGTTTCAATATGCAAATTGGGTCAACCACCTCTTTGTATGCCAGCGGCAAAATACAAGTCTCTGGCGGTAAATCAATCTTTAGCAGTAATGACGCTAGTTACTCTCAAGTGCAAATTGGCAACCCTGATTCGAACGGTGAGGCTGGTATTTGTTACATCAGCGGGGTAACAGCATTCGGTGCTAGCCCCACATCAGTAAACGGTGATAATTATGTTTGGGCGGTTGGCGCTGGTGTATACGGTGTTAGCGGTAACAATTGGGCAATTGGCAATAAAGGCTGGTCACATTACAATGTCAGCATAGCTTATAACGCCACATCTTGGGCTGGTTATTCGGATGAACGAGCCAAGGATATTATTAAGCAAATTGATAGTGGCCTTGACATATTGCGTGATTGGCGCACTGTGTATTATTCATTCAAATTTGATGAAAATAAAAAAGTGCGTCTTGGTTTAGTAGCTCAAGATGTATTAAAAACAGCGCCAGAACTTGTAGAAATTCCAGAAGTTGAATACAACGACAAAGGGCAACTCAACGGTATGTCTGTGTATTACGCAGAAACAGTTGCCGTGTTGGTAAAGGCTGTTCAAGAGTTGGAAGCAAAAATTTTAGCCCTCGAAGCAAGATCACAAGGAGCATAAGTCATGTCAACAATCGTCTGGAACATCATTCAAATGGACTGTTACCCGCAAGCTGAAGGGGAGACAGATGTTGTATTCACTGTCCATTGGACTTGCAACGGCTCACAAGAGCAAGGTGAAAAAACCTACTATGGCTCCAATTACGGCGCTTGTGGCGTGACCTATGTCGCAGGAACACCGTACACCCCGTATGCCGACCTGACGCAAGAACAAGTGCTCGGCTGGGTGTGGGCATCTGGTGTGGACAAAGACGCTACAGAGGCGTCTGTTAATCAGCAAATTGCACAAGCCATCAATCCACCTGTTGTAACCCCACCCCTGCCTTGGGCATAATTGATATGGGCAACCCGCTGGCCCTGACAGCGGATAACTAAATGGAGAATGAAGATGGAAAAAATCAGCCTATCAACCAATTTGGTCAATGGCATTTTGCAATACCTTGGCGGTCAACCGTATGCACAAGTTGCAAACCTGATCACGGGCATCCAGCAAGAGGCACAAGGTCAGATTGCGCCTGCTGAACAAGCTCCAGTGGTGGAGTAAAGGATGGAGAACTCTTCCGAAACCCGCTTGGCCGTCCACGAGGCAGTTTGTTCTGAAAGATACGCAAGTATTGAACGATCACTGCGCGAGGGCGACAAGCGCATGACCAAGATTGAGACATTGCTCTACATCTTGATCGTGGCTGTGCTGTTCGGCCCAGGGGTGGCGGGAGAGTTCGTCAAAAAGATTTTGGGGATATGAGATTGACCCCATCACGGCATTCGCGCTCTGCAAATCAGCCTATGAGGGCATCAAGGGGTGCGTTGCCGTCTATCAAGACCTGAAAAAAACAGGCAATGATCTGACCAAGATCACCAGCGAGGTTGGGGGAGCATTGTCAAGCTTTTTCAAGGGCCACGCAGAACTGGAAACAAGCCACGAGAAGTCTGAAGTTCAACGGGAAGAGAACAGGAAGAAGGGGATCAAAGACGACCTTGCCACACAAGCCATAGACAATGTGATGTATCTGCGGCAAACCAAGCAGTTCTATGCCGATCTTGAGAAAATGGTGCGCTGGGAGATGGGGCAACCCGATCTCTGGCGTGAAATCGTTGAAGAGTATCAAAAGCTGTTGGACGAAAAGTCCGAGCAGGCGGCTCGGGAGTTGCATGAAAAGCGGGTGAAAGCATGGCGGCGACAAAGGTTAAAAAATCAGATGCTGGACAGGGCTTTGGAAACGGCGGCGGTGGCTTTCGTGGTCGCCTACCTGATCTGCCTGATGTGGCTGATCAGTCTCCATCGTCGGGGCCGACTGGATACATATTTGTCCTGATCCTGTTTGCGCTGGTCTTCATGCTCGTGCTCCCCCTTGTTGGCCTGATGTATGTGGACACCATGGTGGTGAAGCGGGAAGCAAAAGCCCAAATGGAAAAAACGGAAAAGTTGCGAAAGCAGATCGAAGACGAAAGGAAAAAAGATGCTAACTCTATTCTCATCCCTCATCAGCTTCCTGATGGGCGGACTCCCAAAAATCCTTGAGTTCTTCCAAGACCGGGCAGACAAGAAGCATGAGCTTGCTCTTGCCGCCATGCAGACCGAGCGTGAACTGGCCCTCAAGAAGGCTGGCCTGGAGGCGCAGGAACGCATTGAGCACATCCAAACTGAGCAGATTCAGATCAACGCAGAGGTCACCAACGCCCAGACGGCCATGCAGGAGCGCCAAGCCCTCTACGCGCACGATATAGCCATCGGGCAAGGGGCAAGTATCTGGGTGATCAATATGAGAGCGGCAACCCGCTCTGTGATCACCTACGGCATGTTTGCCATGTTTATGTTCGTGGAGGTGTTTGGCTTCTACTACGCTTGGCACACCAATGTTGCGTTTGATGTGGCGCTGAACCAATTGTGGGATGCTGATACCCAGATCATCTGGGCTTGTATCGTGTCGTTCTGGTTTGGCGGTCAGGCGTTTGCCAAGAAATGAACATCAGCGCCAAAGGGATTGAACTCATCAAGCACCATGAGGGCTTGAGGTTTAAGCCATACCGTTGCCCAGCAAATCTGTGGACGGTTGGCGTTGGAAGCGTTCTTTACCCCGAGCAGGCCAAGCTATCAATGGCCGAGCGCATGAATTTCCCCCTGCGCCCGGAAGACAACAGACAATTCACCAAGGATGAAGTAGATGGGATTCTCAGGTTTGATCTTGCAAGGTTTGAGCGTGGAGTGGCTCAGTTCTGCCCCGTTCCCCTTACACAAGGCATGTTTGATGGCCTTGTCAGCTTTAGTTTTAATGTCGGTCTTGGAACACTCCAGCGTTCGACGCTTCGTCAAAAGTTGCTTCGGGGCGATAAAACGGGCGCTGGGGAAGAGTTCCTGAAATACTGCATGGCAGGGGGGAAGATCCTCAAGGGCTTGCAAAACAGGCGGATTGACGAGAGAGCATTGTTTTTATCTTGAATGGGTCTTAAAATGCCCCCCAAAGGAGTTCCCGTATGACCACTGCCAGCGTCATGACTTACGACAGTTTGGTGGAGAACATCCAGTCATATCTGGAACGCTCTGATACCGCCACGCTTGAAAAGATCCCACTTTTCATCATGCTGGCCGAGCAAGTCATTGCCAGCCAAATCAAGTTCCTTGGGAACCTGACCGTTAACTCCTCGGCAATGGTTGCTACCCAGGCGATCATTGACAAGCCTGCCCGGTGGCACAAGACGGTCTCGATGAACATCACCGTGGCCGGGAAGCGATACCCCGTCCTGCTCCGCAAGTACGAGTACCTCCGTGAGTATTGGCCCAACGCCACCACCACGAG